AAGTAGTCACTGGTATGGAAAAGGATGATGAAGAGGAGTTTGAAATTAAAGACCCTATGGCATCTATCCCGTTCACAAACTTGCTTTCCGAAGATGCAAGCAAACTTCAATATGGTGATCTTGTAAACTATCAAGAAAAAATGTTTAAAGTCACTAACGTCGCTACAGAGCAAAACCCAATCTTTAAATTTTTAGAGGTTGACGCTAATGGCGAAGACTGTGATAATGTTGTTAATGTGAAAACAGAAGAACATTCACAAGTCGAAAAATCTACAAGTGAAGACGCGGTTATAAGCGAGAGCCCTACTAAAGAGCTTCACGAAAATTCTGATAAGGAGAAAGACGAAATGGCTGATCAAGTCGTAGATACAATCGATCTTACTAAAGCTGTACCAGCTGAAGAGATCAAAAAAGAAGCACCACGTGCTACAGTGTCTGAGCCTGCAGTTGCCGATCTGGTCCAAGAGGCCGGAAACGCTATCGTGAAGGAAGCAGACGCTGCTGACCAGCAAATGCTGGTTAAAGGTGATAGCGATACCGCTTACACACCGCGTGAATCAGAGCAAGTTGCAGAACTTAAAGCTCAGATGAACAAATACCAAGATGAGATTGCTGCACTGCAGCGCTCAAAAATGCACTTCCAGGAGCAGGGCCGCAATGCAGCTCAGTATTCTGAAAAAGATATGGCTAACGCCGTTCTTGTTGCGAAATTGCTTAACAAGCGTGACATTTTTGACACCAAAGTCGGTGCCAAGATGAAAGCTGTTACCTCTGTTGATCAGTTCTTGAGCAACTTCTCACAAAACATTTACACCGAAATGGAACAGCAGCTAGTTGTTGCTCCAATGTTCAATCGTATGGCTGTTGACGCGAAAACATTCCGCGTACCAGTAGCTGACGAAGATACAGACGGTGACGTAGCACAATTTGCTTCTGGCACATTTGCTACAGGTATTGCTGACGCAACTCGCGTACCAACCAGCAACCAGAACACCATTGCTTCAGTGGACTTTACTCCACATAAGTTCATGGCTACCACACACCTCGCAAAAGACGAAGAAGAAGATACAGTTCTTCCTTTGCTCGACTTCTTGCGTGCAGCTGCTACACGTCGTTTAGCCCGTGCTATCGATAAAGCAATTCTACGTGGAACTGGTGCGTTGACTGGATTTACAGCAGCACCAACAAATGCAATTACAGCCGGTACTGGTTACGCGTCTGTCATCGAAGGTATTACTAACCTGACTGACGACGTAGGTGCAGGCCTGACTGTGGACACAGGTTCTGCAAACGATAAAGCTGATCCGTCAGATATCGCTGCAGCCCGCACTAAGCTTGGCAAGTATGGCCTTCAGCTTGGTAACGACCTTGTGTACTTGACATCAATCGAAGGTTACAACAACCTTGTTACAACATCTGATTTCCAGACAGTTGACAAGTTTGGTCCAAACGCTACCTACCTCACAGGTTCAGTTGGCGCCGTTTACGGTATCCCAATTGCAATCACTGAGTTCTTAGATAACGTTGGTGGAACCGGTCGTGACCTCGGAGTTCTCTGCTATAAGCCTGGCTTTATGATTGCAGAACGTCGCGGTATCGAGATTGAGAGCGAGTACGAACCACGTCAGCAGGTCACTGCAATGTACATGAGCACTCGTATTGACTTTAAAGCTCTTACGACTAACTCAGCATCAGCTCTTGACGCTACTAAGTACAGCTACGCTGTTACAATTGAAGCTGGCTAAGTCTAACTTAGACATCTTTGAACTACACAGGGGGAGGCGGTCAACGCCTCCCTTTTCATTATATGAGCAATCAGAAGAGGAAGCACAGGTAAATTAACATGGTAGATCGTTTAGAAGAAAATTTAGGAAAATATGCTTTTGTTACTTTAGCACAAGTTAAAGATTATCTAAGTATTTCGTCTACTAGTCAAGACGCTAGACTTGCTAATATCATTAACTATGCTACAGGAGTAGTTGAGCATTATATTGGGCAAGAAATGTTGGCTAATGATTATGTTGAAGTGTTTGATGGAGGAAAAACTTCTGTCATGGTATCGAGACTACCTCTTTCAAATGTATATCAAGTTTCTGAATTCAATGGCACAGAAGATGTAATTTTAGCTGATCCAACTACTATAGGTAGGCCTGTAACTACTCAAGAGACTAATGCAACAACACTATCTTTTAAAAATGACGCTCACATTAACACAAGAATTAAAAAATTTGGAAAATCTTCTCTAGAGCTTAACACTAGTGACTACCTCTTAGGTAGTACTGTATCTTCAGACTTAAAATTTGAAGAGGGTGATTTTACCATTGAGATGTTTATTCGTGTAGATGAAGCGACTCTACAAGATAACGTACTATTCTCAATTAACACAGATGCTTCAAATTATATGCAATTAAGATTAGCGAATCAAAAAGGTTTAGCATATGAAGCAAATGTTTCAGGAACAGCAACTGTAATTGAAGGAGCCAATACTTCTATTGAGACTCAGCAATTTGCTAAACGTAGGTGGGCGCACGTAGCTGTATCTCGTGATTTAACAGAAGAAACATTATACTTACACTATAATGGTAATGTGATTGCTAATGCTTCTTTTAGTGAGGCAAATTTAACATTTACAAGTAATGTTGAGGTAGGCACTACATTTAAAGGATATATGGATGAAATTAGAGTATCAGATAAAGCTAGATATGGTGATACTGACTTTACTCCTCCAACAAAAAGATTCAGACCCGATGGAGAAACTATTTTCTTAGTTCACTTTGATGGCAAGAACGACGCTACTGAAGCTATAGATGTTCATAACGCAACAAATGAGTATAACTTTTCTCGTGATATGGGAGAAGTAACTCGTGATGTAGGAGCAGTCGGTGTAAGAGGTTCTTTCCCAACAGTTCGTAATAGTTATCCATCATTAACTCTTTCAGGTCCTCCTGGTTTCTCTCCGTTTCCTTCTGGTGTGAGAGTAGAATATCGTGCAGGCTATGAGTCTGCTGATATTCCCCAAGATATTCAGCTTGCAACACTTGATATGATTAAATTGTTGTACAAACAAGATCAAGAAAAACGTGGCTTTTCATTTGAAGGAGAGCGTGGAGAATCTTATCCTTTAGCAGGCAACTTCCCACCTCATATTCGTCGTATTCTAGATTTATATAGGATCATTTCGTGAAATTAAATGTAGACATCATTTTTGATGGTATTCCTGATGGAAAAGGATTAAAATCTGCATTTGGTGAAGCTGTAAAATTAGTAAAAAACAAACAATTTAAGACGACCCCACAGGATAGGGCCAAGATGTTAGATCTTCAACTATTTTCTGACTTTCTGTCTGGTGGCGCAAGAGGAAAACAGTTTGATCCTGCTATTAGAGGATTTTTTGGTGAGCCTAAAAATTTAGGTAGATTTGCTTCACCAGAATCAGCTCCTGACGTAGAGATAGATTACGATGATCTAGTTACTTTATTTGGTGTTGGAGTTGCTAATCAGTTTACCTACGATGAAACTGCAACAGAGTCAAACAAACGTACTTTAGAGGTAAAGCAAAAATTATCAGCAGGCGGTACTACTACTTTTACTCAGTTAGGTAGAGGTGACCGAGGTGAATTCACCCAAGAGATTAGTCGTATTAGACAAAGTGCTAATGTAAAAGTAAGTTCTAAAGGTACAATAAAGGCATCTTTATACGATCAAAAAATACTTTTTAAATGGTTTGAAGCTCCTGCACAAAAAGCTTATAGAGAAAGACTAATAACTCAGTTTGAACAAAAAATGCAGAATTACTTGCTTTTTTCTTATGTAGATGGAAAACTTCAAGTCTCTGCTGTACCTGGATTAGCAAAGAAATTTAATCTTAGAAACGCAGCTAATAGAAGAAAATTTACAACACTTGAATTTACGGGTGGGGCTTCGGGCGGTTCAATAGCTCTTAGAACCAGTGCTGCTGGTGGAAAATTAATCAAAGACTCTATGATTAATGTTACGCGACAAGTTGTTAACCAAGCGGAAGATAAATTCTTAGAAAATATTTTAAAGTTTTAC